GTCAAATTTAATAACATTCAGGGTCTTATCCTGATTGCTCTTCTTCATCTTCTTGACCAGTTCTTCGTCTGGCTCGAAGATTATTTCGACATCCGTTTCTTCTTCATCCGGATAGTCAAAACCATCAAAGCCCGGAGCGGATCTGACGATCTTCCCAGCGGCTATTACATTGTCAGTTTGAGTGTTGATGATGGCGTACACACCCGCCAACAAATCCTGTAGGAATTGCATAGTATCTTCGGGGTAATCTTCATCAAAGCTAAACCCCCCACTGAAGAGCAACCTGCCTTCTTCATCTACAGCGATTTCCATAAATACGGCGTTTGGTATAGGGCCATCATGTTGCGTCATATATTTCTCAATCCGTTAATAATTTTCAATGAAGCTCTATTTTTCCGTTCCTTAATCCACGGCAACGGAACAAGTTTATCGGCGTACGCAAAGCCGTACCGCTCACACCACATGGAGTAAGTAGTTTTCGATCCTTTACGGATTTTGCCGTTACTATTGGTAAAGATGAACCGAAGATCTAAGTCAGGGTATTGCTCTTTAAGAAGCAAATGCTTCCTGCGGTCTTCTATTGTGAACCGCCCCTTAGTTTCGATTACGATACCATTAGGAAGAAGAAAGTCAGGGGTATAATAATGATCACTCTGCGGAATAACATAAGGGATACGGAAACATTCATATTCCGCATCAACCCCACGCTTTTCTAGATCTATCTGTACTTTTTCCTCAAGCCCCGATCTATAGCCATTTGCGATGGCCCTAGCCCGGGGGTTATTTTTATTTTGTCTCATCTGCTTTGTAATCCGTGTACCAGTAATGTCGTGGGCTCTGTGCTTTAGATCCCGTCTGTGGCTGATACTCGGCGTCAGGCCAGCACTCTCTCATGTACGGACAAAACGTACACGTCGTATGCAGACGTTTATTGCCTGTGGGCTTACCTCGGAAAAATTCATTTGTTGGCTCAAAGCATCTTTCAAATTTCTCATCGAAATCTACCTTGTGAATTGTCTCTGCAATTCGGGACTCCAACTCCTGAATTTCCTGAGTATTCGGTGTAGCTTCTACAACACGAATTTCTCCTGTGCTTTTATTGACAACAATCCAGCCGCCAAGCCCGGTATCTGTGCCCTTAGAGTAGCCTAGCAATTGGGCTGTATACCCGAATGCATCATCCTTAGCTACGCCATGCCAGCCATCTTGCCACTTATTATCATAAGCCCAAGGTGAAGCAGACTTTGTGTCAAAGGTCATGCCATCGATTTCAATATCGTTCTCACCTTCAATGGTAGTACCAGCGATATCAAACTTCGCTTGGGACTTACCCCCGGTGATATTGGCACCTGCAACACGCAACAGAACCTCAACAATGCATTCAACTGCATCGCCAAGCATCATCCTTACTATGTGATTATACGGCAACTTAGACTTCTCTTTGCCCGCTTTCTCCATTTGGAGTTGGCAGACAGGTCGCCCAATGTTGCTCATACGCAACCGGAAAGGTTCCGGCTTCCTATTTAATTGCTTACGCAAGCCTTCTTTGAACATTTCGCCAGCGGCTTCGATCCATTCGTCTTTGCATTCGACTGGTTCACCGTTGGACAACTTGTCCATTGTCATGCGTATTTGCGCTTCTAATGTAGATATAGACATCATAACTCCTTTTCTCAGAGGGAAAAAAGAGGGGCACAAAGCCCCCCTCGGTTCCCAGAGTTATTGATCGTCTTCGAGATCTGCGGACAGATCGTCGCCAACTACTTCAGATACAGCGTCAATTGCATCAGTATCCAGTTGTCCCTCACGAAGAGACTTCTGGTACGAACGCTCAATCACTTCATTCTCGCGCTTAATCATTCCAGCCATGTGTGTCATGGTGTCGAATGTATCTTGATCGATAGGAAGTGTTTTCTTGAGGTCTGGTTTGAAATGCATGACGTAGTAAATAACAGAACCGTTTTGCAGTTCTTCTGCCGTCACATCACACCAGTAGTCGTAGAAATTCGCGCCTTTTGGAATTGACTTGATGAACTCATCCTCGAATGGGGAAAAGTTCGATCCCTTCAATAACATTATAGCAGGTTCGTTCTCTACAGTCACCTCATTTCCATCCGCATCTTTGCCTGTGTAAGAAACAAGTGTACGAAGCTGACGGAAGCATTTGATATCCGTGTACTTCTTTTGTTCCTCTTTAGGCAACTCGCGTAGTACTTTCGATGGCGGTTTACCACATCGTTCGCCACCCTTCATATCACGAGCTTCACAACGGAAGTTCGGGATCAGTAGCGTTTTGTTTACTACCTTGTTCTCTTCCGGATCATAATGAATCCACTGGAACAATTGCGACAATACGCGGATGCGTACCTTCTCAGCGTAAACGGGTTCGTCCATTCCGTTTAGATAGAACAATCCCTGTTCAATCTTCCGGCCCTGCGCGTCCTTACGCATCGTGTTTACCTTCAACATAGGAAGGCGGTCTGCACTCGCTTGAGGCTTATCGTTAGCCCCGAGGAGAGCGGCTAGTTTATGCTCTTCAGCTTTATCAACAACGGCTAATTCGCCCATAGTTTTCTCCTTAGTAAGATTTACAATTTACCCTTATTAGTGTCATCAGTCAACACTAACTACGGCCTTATCCATCCAATTCGCCCCCGCTTCCATCTCTATGTCGAGAGGCAAGACAGGTTTGTAATTGAACCTAGTTTCAAGCTCTTCAGAAACGTCGCTCATGGCCCATTTCAGAGCCTTCACAACCTTTTCTTTCTCTCCGGGAAACACATCCACAACGATTGAATCGTGCACCGTAAGCATCAATTTGCTTTGGAGATTGAGCTTAATAAATTCACGCAAAGCGCGAACACACGACAATGGAACAATGTCCGCTGTCGCGAATGATTGCACAGGGTAGTTAACCACTGCCGTAGCATTAGTTATCCGGCCACCACGCAATCGTTTAGCGTCTGGAAAAAAGAATTCACGCCCGGAAGGTATCCGGACAATTCCATTCTTCAACACGCCATCCATCAAAGTCTGATGCCAACGCTTCAGGCCCTGATAAATATTGAAATACTCTTTGAAGTACGTCTGCACATGAGGGGGCTCTGACATTCCAAGCCCGCCATATAGTGGTGCAAACGTATAAGCCTTCGCTTTTTGGCGAAGATCTTTCGTTACTTCATCAGTACTAATCTGGTTAATGATTGAGGCAGTCTGTTTGTGAACATCCTTACCACCCAAAATATCTTCAATGATCTGTGGATCTCGTGACAGTTCCCCAGCCACTCTAAATTCAAGGCCAGAGAAATCCGCCTCTAATACTTCCCCGCCATCAAACCGGGATATAACACAACGACGAACCGGGAAGGTACCGCCACGGGGCTGGTTCTGGAAGTTCGGGTTACTTGAACTTAGTCTGCCTGTACGGGTGGTTGTCTGGTTAAACTGAGCGTGTAGTATTCCATCCGGCCGTGTGTAGGTTTTGATACCAGTGACAAAACTATCAAGATAAGTGTTGATAGCATTCAGTCTACGGATGCCAGTTAGAAACTGTATCGCTTCGAGATTATCCTTACGTTCAGCCTGAGCAATAAGACGTTCAATGGTTGTCTTATCTGTTTTGAACCCGTTGATCGATGCGTCGTTAGGCCCTTCAGGCACAAGCTTTAGACCAGCTACTTGACCAGTCTCCATCAACGTGAACCCTTGACCGTCGCAACTTGTGCATTTGGTTAAGTTGATCCACGGCGTACCATCTTTTTTGTACTTTTGGATTTTCCCCTTACCTTTGCAAGGATCGCAATGATACGCGACTGTCTTCATTACCCTACGGGTACTTTTCCTTACCGTGTTGGCAAACTGAGACTGGCTCATTCTAGGTGGATATAGAGGCTTACCGTTCCAGCCTACGCCGATATTAAACGCCCGCTTGTGGTATTCCTTATCGTGCACATAACGACTGTACACCACCTTGGTCATGTCTATGCCGCTGTTCAGGTTAATAGGCGTATCGCCCATCACGGATGTAACGATATCTTTGAGTGTCTTTTCGATTGTCTCTTTCTCTTCAAGGAAGTCTTTCTCCACCTTGTTGAGAGCGTCCATATCAATCTTGATGCCGTTGCATTCGATCTCGCAAAGAAACATCATCATTTCATTCATCAGTTCAAAGACTGGTTTAAGACCCTTATTTGAGTCTTTATTTAGGTCTTCTTGCTGATCCAAATAGATTTCAGCGCATGACTGTACATCTGCTTCAGCGTATTCAATCACCACGTCCAAAGGCATGGCTTCAAAACCAGTACCACCTTTGAACATTTCATCGACTAACTCAGATTTCTTACGCGTCACGTCACGACGTTCGGCTGTAGCTTTAAGCGACTTACTAATCTGTCTAGCCCGGGCAAAGATGTACTCACCAATCATGGTGCAATACATTTTAGCTGGGATGGGCAGACCGGATTCCAATAAGTACAACAAATCGAATTTTGCATTGTGGGCCACGCCAAGATCAGCGGACTTCAACGCCTGAATAAAATCATCTGGTTTGTCAGAGCTTTCGATTTCGTTGTGAAAGAACACACGGCTTTGGGGTTTACCTAACACCCCATCTTCAATCATTAGCCAGTGAGCACTTACCATTCTGTTCTTAGGATGGAACGGACTGTTATCAATTATTCCGTTTTCTCGCTGTACGGTTGTTTCCAAATCAAACACTATTATCTTCATTCTACTCCCCATTTTCGTTCTGCTAGAAACCGCCACAATGTTTCTATTGGTTGCATTTCTGTGGCGAACATGAACAAGCGTTCCCCGTACCCGAAGTCATGCTTCTGGGACTGTTCCTTGAACACTTTTCTTGTGACCCAGCCGTTTACCGACATCACGTCCTCGTCATCTGTACGGCCAACCAGAATGGCGATTTCAGCACGGAACTTCTGCATCGTGTCAAAGATGAGAGGCCCTTGCTCTTCGTTCGTGAAT